CTTACATCTCTCAAATGTTGGGCGATTTTCCCCATTTCGCTTGTTCTGATTTTAAATCATTTGAAGGATCGTTTAGTAAGGAGTTTCAGGAGGCATGCGAGCTTCAGTTCTTTTTGTACATGATTGAGGATCTTCCTAGTTCTATGCGTTATCAATATCAAGATATGTTCAAAGAATGTATCCTTAAGGACAAAGAGATTGGTATGTCTCAAGGTGAAATTAAACTTAAGGTTAAAGGTTTGCGTATGTCTGGTGAAATGTGGACATCCTTGGCCAACGGTGTTTCGAATTTGCTTCTTTGGCGTTATTTTTGCAAGATTAATGGCGTTGAATGTGTAGGTGTTGTAGAGGGAGATGATGGCCTTTTTGGCTTTCGTTCGTTATCTAAAGTCCCCACCACTGAACAGTTCAAGTCATTAGGTTTTGAATGCAAAATAATAATGGCTGAAGATTTGCTCAAGGCATCTTTTTGCGGAATCGTTTTCGATCCCTCCGTCAATGTAAATATCACTGACCCACGACCATTTTTGGCGTCACTAGCGTGGCTTCCTTACAAGTATAAGGATTTCGGAGAGGGCAAAAAGAAAGCATTAATGCGAGCAAAAGCTTTGAGCTTTCTCTTCCAATATCCCGGTTGTCCTATCATACAATCAGCAGGCCTGTGGATCCTTAGAAGGACCGCAGGCGTGGACATCAAATGGGTGAAAGAGAAATCTGGTTTCTTTAATGCTTATGAAGAGGATGCTTATGCGGACATCTTCATTAAAAAATTTTCCGCAGTTCCCGTAGCTGAGACTACAAGAGAATTAATGTCTGAGCAGTTTGGTATTCCTATTTCTGACCAGCTGAACATTGAGCATTTCTTCGATGACCTGCAGTCCAGTGAATTCACTTACCCTGACCGCATCTTCAATGGTCTATTCCCTGACGATTGGGTTTTATTTGCTCATGACTATAAATACAAACCCATTTCTGATGTCAAGAGGATTAAGACATATTTTGAGCAATGGGATGTGCAGATCAAGGATAAGTCTTACAAAACCGTCGACTAGCACTCTGTGTTAGTCGACGTGGGTTCCCACCTTCGAAATTTCTCGCGAACTTACCCGGTGGGATTGGATTAGTTCG